AAATATATCGCAAGAAGATCTTGCGTTGCCTTTCTTAAAAATTTTGGGCCAACTATCACCGGAAGTTAACAAGCGTGATGGTAAATATGTCGAGGGCGCAGAACCTGGCAAAATAATCAACACCGTTACAAACGAACTGTATGATGACATCGATGTAATACCTTGTCACTACAAAAGACAGTACGTTGAATGGCAAGACAGAGGTACAAGTACAGGTGCTCCTGTTGCTATTCATGATGCAGATAGTGATATCGTTAGTCAAACGACTAGAGATAAAACTTACAAAGATAGATTACCAAATGGTAACTATCTTGAAAATACTGCAAATCATTTTGTACTTCTTTGTGGTAAAAACCCAGGCACAGCTTTGATTTCTATGAAGTCTACTCAACTTAAAGTTAGTAGAAAATGGAACTCAATGATGATGGGTATAAAAATGCAAGGTAAAAATGGTTTATTCACACCGCCCACTTACAGCCACATTTATAACCTAAAGACTGTTCAAATGTCTAACGACAAAGGAACATGGTTTGGTTGGGATGTTTCTAAAAAAGGCTCTGTTACACAAAAAGATTTGTATGACATGGCTAAGAACTTCGCAACTAGTGTAGGTAAAGGTGAGGTAGAGACTAAAGTAGAGTCTAAAGAAACTAATAATAAAGAATTTAACTTATAAGTTTCCTGCAGGGATGGGCGAGAAAGCGAGAGTGGACTCGCCCGTTTTTTTTATTTGAAAGGCAAATGTGAATAACAAACCTATAAATTATGAAGATTGGTTAAATCTAGGCAGGGTTATTATACCTTGTTACAAGGGTAAACCTAAGAAAGGTATAACAGGTTATACTCAAGAGGATTTTAAAATAGAGAAAGACATATGGAGCAGGGATCACGAAACAGCAGAGATAGCTTTAAGACTTGATCACGATGTAGATTTAGATGTTGATAATGAATTAATAAAAACTTTTATACCTTATTATATAAATGAATGTGGTGCTGTATTTGGAAGAGACGGTAATCCTTCTAGTCACTATTTTTGGTCCAATAAAAATAAAATACCATTTAAACAATTTAGTTTACCAGAAGAATTTCAAAGAGATTACAAAGACTTTCCACATGGTGCAATGCTATGTGAATTAAGAACTGAAAGAAAAAGATATACTATAGTTCCTGAATCTTTGCATAGTAAATCAAAAACAAATGTTAAGTGGGAAAAATTTGAAAGCATAAAAGAATACGATGGTAATTTATCTTTAGATGTTGGTAAAGTTGCTTTGTCAACTGCATTAACAATTATATATCCTGGACAAGGAAAAAGAGATGAATACTGCACAGCTATTGCAGGTATACTTTTAAAAAATTCAGATTGGACAGAAGAACAAATTAACATGTTTATATCTAGAATAGCAGAAGCGGCAAATGATGATGTAAAAGAAAGATCTAAAAAAGGATCAACGACTGCTAAAACTGATAGAAAATTTGGTGTAAATAAAATTACGGAGTTAACAGGTTATAGTCATAGAAGTATTCAAGGTTTGTTTAATTGGATTGGTATATTTCAAGACATGACAAATCAAATATCTAAAGACATGATAGATAGAATAGAAGAGTATGGTGCAAATAGATATAATGTTTATTTAAATGTACCTGAAAAAGATGAAATAGTTGAAAGAAAAATTTGGGTAGATGGCGAGTCGTTAATGAATCAAAAAGTTTTTTATGATAAAGCGATGAGTCAAGCAAAAGCTTGGATACCAAGACAAAAAGCAAAACAGTTTGAAGAAATGATGATTGCTAAATTTGCAACAAGAACTAAATCTAAAGATTATGTAAAAGAAGCAGAAGATGAAGCATGGTGGAAATCTACATTTTTAAATTATTTAGATACAAAAGGTGTCTACACAACTAAAGATCAGTTAGCTATACATAAGATGCCTTATTATAATAAAGAAAACAATTGGATTGAGTTTGATTTAAATAACTTTGAAAAAGAATTAGCTAAAAATAGAGTAACTATGAAAAGAGTTGATCTTTGTCGTAACATGCAAACTTATTTAAAAGCTGGAAAATATAAAGGTAAATACAAAGATAAATCTTGTGTATCTTGGAAAATAGAAGGGGAACCTACTGATAGTAATAAAATTATTTGGGAAGGAGAAGCTGTTGTTATAGATGAAACAGCAAAAAATGAAGATGAATAAAATTCCAGAATTTGTACCAGGTCCACCCGGTACAGGAAAAACTCATGTATGGTTGAAAGATAAATACGCAGAATTTTTAAAAGCTGGATATGAATGGGATAGAATAGTTGTTTTATCTCATACCAACACTGCAGCAGAAGAAATCGTAAAAGCTGTTAAAAATTTACCACAGATAAAAGATGTGCCCGATACAAAACTTGAAGATCAAATATGTACAATTCATTCTTATTTTAGAGGAGAATATTTGCCATTACAAAAATACGAACAAACAGAACATAAAAAATTTTGTAATGAAAATGTAGCAATGAAAAATTGGAACAAAGGTAAATGGGACAAACATCCTTTGTATACTTTTTCCTCTCACGCGCACGGTAAAGAAATGACTTTCGATCAATATTGGCAAGTGTGTAATACACAATCTTACGAACCTTATAATAAACATCATTTAAAACCATTAAAGGAAAAATATGATGCTTTTAGAGAGAATTATAAAAAACTTTCTTTTGAAGATATGATAGATAATTTTAGATTTCGTGCAGAGGTCCCAACCAACATAGATATTTTAATAGTGGATGAAGCACAAGACTGTAGTAAACCACAGATAAAAGCTTTACAAAAAGCAGCTACAAATGCAAAAAGATTTATATTTATAGGTGACCCTGATCAAACAATTCATGAGTATGCTGGTTCTGATCCTGATTTTTTTTATAAATTAGCAAGCACACAAGAAGCAAAAGATAACGAACTTAAAGAGGGTCTAAGATGTGGAGAAACTATTAACAAAATTTGTAAAAATATTATAGCTCCTGTTTGGGATAAATGGGGAGTTAATGCAGTGAGAACTTGGACTCCTGTAGAAGGTGTTGTTGGTAACTCTTATTGGATACCCAGTATTGAACAGAGTTGTGAAGCTAGTGAAATATTAATTAATAAAATATTAACTACTGATGAAAGTTTTTTATTTACATACAGAGGCAACCCAACTCACAAAAGAATTAATCAGTTTTTAGAAGCTAATGGTATAGATTACAAATTAGTTTCTAATGAAAAACCGCATGTTTCCAGAAGAGACTTTAGATGTTTTAAAACATGGAACAATTTTTTAAACGATAAAGTTTCTAAAAAACAAATTATGGAATACTGGCCATTAATAGGTAAAGCTGTAAAAGTTATTGGAAAAGGTTCTGTTGATAAATTAAAACCTTTACATGACAAAGAGTATAATATCCAAGAGTTTATTAATATGGGTTTTATTTTACCTGAAGCTAAACAATACAAAGATTTTTCAGAGGTTTTAATAAAAAAAGATTTACTTGAAAAAGTACCTTTTATAAGAAAAGTATTACACAACAAAATGGATATAGAAAAAATGCCTAGAGTTGAACACGATACCATACACAAAGTAAAAGGTTTAACTTATGATAATGTTATTGTTGATCTTTCTGTGTACAGGAAAGAAAGAGATGTGTACGAGCCAATAAGGTTAGCTTATGTTGCTTACAGTAGAGGCAAGATAGATTGTTGGAGTATAGGAACTTCTAATTTTAAATACATGCCGGGTGGACTAGCAGGCATACAAAATCACAGAAGAGAAATATTAGAATTGTAAAGGAGGTTATATGAGTAAAGTATGGGACAAACAACATGGCGGAAGTCACTATCAAAAATATAAAATTCAACCCAGTAAGTTTGTAGTAGAGAACGAATTGCTATACCCTGAAGGTTGTGCTATAAAGTATATTATCAGACACCGTGATAAGGGAAAGAAGCAAGATATATTAAAAGCAATACATTTTTTAGAAATGATTATAGAGAGGGATTATAATGTGTAACACACCAGAAGATTTAGATCTAAATGGTATAGATACCGTAGCATTAGATATCGAAACCTATGATCCTAATTTAAAAACTAAAGGACTAGGAGCAATAAGAGGTGATGGTTTTATAACAGGTGTAGCTGTAGCTACAGGTAAAGATACGGTTTACTTTCCTTTACATCATTCGGATCACGTAAAATCTGATTCAGAAAAGAAAAATTTTTGGGACCAGATAAATAAAAAAATATTGCAAAATAAAAACATTACAAAAGTTTTTCACAATGCAATTTATGATGTTTGCTGGATGAGAGCAGAAACTGGTAAGATGTTAAAAGGTCGTATTGTAGATACTATGGTAGCCGCATCTGTTATTAATGAAAATAGATTTAAGTATTCTTTAGATGCTTTGTCAAAAGATATATTAAAAGATGAAAAATATAAATATGACTTACAAGAAAAAACATTTCAATGGTCTGGTGGTATGCAAAAAGACCCCATGTCTAACATGCACAAATTACCTTCTCATGTTGTAAAAGAATATGCAAAACAAGATGTTAATTTAACTTTAAGACTATGGAATATATTTGATAAACAGTTAGATAAAGTTTTACATACTAAAAAAAATGGAGAACAAAAAACTTGTAGAAATATATTTGAATTAGAAACAAGATTATTTCCTTGCCTAGTAGATATGAAGTTTAAGGGAGTTAGAATAGATACACAAAAATTAGAAGCTTTTGGAAAAAAACTTAAATGTAGAAGAGATAACTTATTAAATATTATTAAGAAACATACTAAAATAGATGTTCAATTATGGGCAGCAAACTCTGTAAAAGATTTATTAAAAAATCAAAAGATAACTAATTATGAAAAGACACCAAAGTCTGGTATGCCAAAACTTCCAAAAGATTATTTAAAAACTCATGCAAATAGATTTTTAAGAATGCTTTCAAAAGCAAGAGAAGCTGACAAAGCTGTTAATACTTTTATAGAAGGATTAAAAGGATATATTCACAATGGTAGAATACATGCAGATATAAATCAAATAAGATCAGATGCAGGTGGAACGGTGACCGGAAGGTTCTCAATGAGTAATCCAAACCTGCAACAGATACCTGCTAAAGGGTACTACGGTAAAAAAATGCGAGAGTTATTTTTACCAGAAGAAGGACATCAATGGGGATCATTTGACTATTCACAACAAGAACCACGTATTGTGGTGCACTACGCCATAAAACATGGTCTATCAGCGACTCAGGAGCTCGCAGATAAATTTAATAGTGATGAGGCAGACTTTCACCAAATCGTTGCTGACATGGCTAATATTCCCAGGAAACAGGCAAAATCAATTAATCTAGGTTTATTTTATGGTATGGGTAAGGGTAAACTACAGGCAGAGTTAAATTTAGATAAAGCACAAGCTAAAAAGTTATTTGATACCTACCATGATAAAGTTCCTTTTGTAAAAGAACTGTCAGATAATTTAATGGGTTTTGCAAAAGAACATAGATTAGTCTTTACTCTTGAAGATAGATTTTGCAGATTTGATACTTACGAAAGTGTAAATAAAAGATGGAACAATAAAGAACGTAAGTTTGAAGAATGGGATCCAGAAGCTAAAGAAATAAAAAATGAAAAGACTGGTAATATTACTTATCAAGGTGATTGGGTTGCACCTAAACTTATGGCTAAAGAAGTAGCATGGGAAAAATTTAAATTACAATTTAATTCTCGATCATTATCAAAAGCTGAAGGAGGTAAAGGAAAGGTTGAGGAACTTACAAACGAAGGTAGGATAGCTTGGTTTGCTCAATACTTTGTTCCTGCTTTTACTTACAAAGCTTTAAATAAATTAGTTCAAGGGTCCGCTGCTGATATGACAAAAAAGGCAATGGTTGATTTATATGAAAAAGGTATAGTGCCTCACATACAAATACACGATGAACTTTGTGTATCAATCAAGGATCACGAAACACGGAACACAGTTAAAGAAACAATGGAGAATGCTATACAACTAAAAATTAATAATAAAGTTGATTGTAAAACTGGTCCCAATTGGGGTACAATTAAATGAGGATAAATTATGGCTTACTTAAATGCAAACATACCACCGACTTATGCACAAATAAGAAAGGAGTATCTGTATGATCTTAAAAAACATAAAGGAGAAGTTAGTGACTGCATTATCTTTGGTCTTAGCGCTCTTACAGGTCGTGCTATATTATTTCATGCTATTATGGAAAACGGTGCAATATTTTATCGCTTACCAATTAGCGCGTTTATTCAAACGGGATTTGACCCACATAGAG